GTCTGGACGCGACGTTCGATCTGAATGGGCCGGCCGTAAACCAGCAGGCGCTCCCCGCAGGCAGCCGCCCAGGCCGATCGCTCCAGCCAGTCTGTGGAAATGAAGGTGACCGTGTGCATGACTCTGACTCCGATGCGTGGTCCGTATATCTGGACATCAACAAAATGGACGCATATCAGAGGCAATCCGTGCGGCGTCGGAGAGAATTTCAGAACATCATTTGCCAGTGGACGGTATCCTCCGCACGGGCGGAGTCTTGCCAGCGCGCCAGCACTCGTGCCTTTAGCCGACGAAAGAGGAGATTCGCCGTAGGAAGCGGTATGCGAAGGGTGCGGCTGATTTCCTTGAAAGTGCGGCCAGCCTCACGGAGTCGCAGACATTCGCGTTCGGTGTCGGATTGGCAACAGGCGTCTATCAGATCGCGCAAATCAACGGTCTCGAACTCCAGGTACGATTCCAGTTTTTCCGAGAGCCCGTTCAGGACGCAGGGTGGCGTAATAGTGCGGTTTTGAAGCTTCGCGTCCCTGACCGATTGTCGCGGTATGTAAATGGTGTGCTCATGGGACAATAAGATGTGCATCTCTAGTGACACCGAACGTCCAATCCAGTTATTTACAGCTTGCTGGCGCACGCGCGGTGTAATATGGTAAACCGCTCGCACCAGGCCAATGTTCCCGGCACTGACTAAATCATCGCGCAAATACGCCAGAGCTGGCGTTTGGCGAATGAGGCTGTCAGCCTTGACCACAACCAATCCCAAGTTGTTGAGGATCATGGCCTCGCGGGCAGCGGCATCGCCGGCAAGCACTGCGGGGTACAATTGGTTGTTCCGTGCAATGTTCTCGCTCATGCGTCGCCTCCGATCTTGTCCACGCACCAGAGGTGCTGCGTGATGAACGACAACCGCTTGCAGATGGCGGGCGAGTAGGGGAACTCCGGGCCATTGGGATCGAAGACTTGGCCGTGGTCGTAGGCGACCGCGTGACCCTTACGACTCGGCAGGGTGGTGCCCTCAATGACCCCTTTGCTGTTTCGGATGACCCGACTGAAGCGCGGCCAGGCTTGCTCTTCCGTGAGCCACTGGAACTCCGATGCGCCGGCCCTCGGCACCATGCGGGGGATCAGTTCAACGCGCGTGACGGCGTAGCCGTGCGCCAGGCACACGTCGATCAACTCTTGGGGGTGGAAGCCGCGCCGGCACATGGGCTCCGGCAGGTCGGGCCAGAGCACTTGACCGCCATCGTGGCCGATTTCCCGTATGACATCAGCGACCGGCAGGTCCAGGGCCATCGCAAACGATGTCACGAGGCATTGCCAGCGCTCGGGTTTGATCTGTAGGCGCATAGTTTCTCCGCAGTTGGCAGTTGATAACGGGGTCGCGCAAGCAAGTCAGGCCGAGCGGCCTTCGCGCGTTAGCTCGTCGAGCATTACGTCGATCTCAGCAAGCGTAGGCACTTTCCAGCTTGCCTTGGCATACGAGCGCCAGTTCGGTGCCGCAAACAGCTTGTCGTATTCAGCCTGCGTGGCGGCCGAGAGTATCCAGATGCCGATGCCGTAGGCTTCCCACACCGGCCACTTCTGTTTCTGTGCTCGCGTGAAGCTGTACTTCTTCGGCTGTTTGCAGTCGATCCAGCGGGTGCCCCATTTCTGGTGTGCAGCGTAAAGGTCGGGAAAACCGGTCTGGTAGAGGTTGCCGTGGGTGTGCTCCACGTTCCACCCGCGGGCCACCAGGAACCGAATTACGTCCTTCTGAATGTGCCACTCCGGGCCGTGGACAGGTTTGCAGATGCGAGCCATTACATCATCTCCGAGGCTCGAATCTTGACCGGGGCGGCCCCGCCTTTCTTCTCCGCCCAGTTGTCCATACCCTCGAACCAGGTCATGCCGACCAACGGCACTTTCGAGCGGTAGGACTCCACGACTTCACGGACGCTACCCGTGATGTCGTGGACGATGGATGGATTGGCCACGACCATCAACTCGTCGTGGACGTTGAGTGGGGCCAGCACGAGCGGATGGACGCCCGCCGGCTGCAAGTCCCACAGCCGCCGCTGGACCGCCTTCGTGATTTCGGCACCCGGCGATTGGATTTCGTGGTTGGCGGCGGCCCGCATGTTGGCCGCTTGCATTTGGAATGCGGCTCCGTAGAGGGCGGATGATACAGCCCCGCTCGCTGTCTGAACCCGGTCTCGACGAACCAATTTGACTTTGCACGCCCGCCACTCTGCGGGAGCATTGCGGGCCAGATCAAAGAGAGCCTTGCAGATTTTGTTTTCCAGCGTGAAGTAGCGGCGGAAGCCGAGAAACGTTTCGATGTATTCGGCAGGCTCCGCCCAGACGACGGCACTCCCGATGCCTGCGGGTTGCCGCATGGAGCAGAAGGCGTCGAAGGTCTTGTTGCGGGCCTTGCCGATGCCGGGGTAACGCTTCACGAAATCCGCGTAGGCGGCCTTGGCCCGGGCCTCGGTCACGCCCAACTTCTGCACGAGCGTATTCCAGTCACCGCCGTACACCAGGGCAAATACACCGCGCTTGCCCTTGTCGTACCAGTCATTGTCGGTGCCGGAGGAATTGATTACTTCGGCATAGCTCAACCCTGATAGGGCCATGCCAAATAAGGCGTGGAGCTTCTGCGGCGTCATGCCGGTTGTCTCGCACTCACCGCACGGCTTCTTGCTCTTCCTGTCAACACCCGTGCCGGCGCACTTCGGGCAGGGCCCCTTGGTGGTCAGGTCTTTGCGCAGGGCCGGGTCGTTGTACACCGCATCGGCGATCGTAACCTCGAATGAATCGAAGTCGCCACCACAGAGGATCATGTGTTCCCAGAAGAGCGGGAACATCTTGCGCACTTCCTTGGCGTGCTTGATGCCCTGCGGGTTCAGGCCGTCCGCTCCGGCCATGCGGCTGGAAAGGGTGCCAATCACCACGAAGCTGGCGTGGAACTTGCCGGCCAGCAGCAGCTTCTTGTACAGTTCCACTTCCTTGGCGGCGATCTTCACATCCAGGATTTGCCTGGACCGGACGGCTGCCGGATGCTTGCCGGGCTGGAGGATGCCGGTGCCGCGACAGCGGGCGCAGCCCGGCGTACCTTCGCATCGGCCGCACGGCTCCGGGCCCGCGATCTCCCAGTTGTTGATGGCCTCCAGGTTGCTCTTCTTCGTGCTCTCTTCGAGGACGATCGTCTCCGTGGGGTCCATTGCCGCCGTGATGTAGGCCCGCACCTCGCCCGGCTTGTTGATGTTGACCGGACTGTTGGCGACGACGGCCTGGGCCTTGGCCAGCAACTCCGCCATGCCCGCCTTGTTGATCTCGAAGCCGTGCCAGCGGACGACCGGAACCATGCAGGCCAGCGTCGAGTCATTGTCCCCCGGAGTGGGGTAACCGAAGTGCTTGTCCAAGGTTCGCGTGTAAACGACATCATCGTTGGCGTATTCCCGGGCGTCTGGCCGGGTCGCCCAGTGCTCGATGTGCTTGTCGATCACGGCGGGCCAAGCGTGGCCCAACAGGGCTTCCTCACCCGTCCTGGGCTTGCCAACCCGCTCTTCGTCGTCGTGCTCGTCGTCCAGGTTCAGGGCCGGGTCCGTCAATTGCTCTTCGACGGCCACCTTGACCTTGCCCTTTTTCTTGCCCCACACTTCCCAATGTTTCTCGGGCGACGATACGGCGAGCGCCGTGGGCGCGTAGCCTAGCTCATAGGGACGCCAGGCGGTGGGTGGCTCTACGTCCTTGAAGTGGAACTTTGGCTTGAAACCCATCGCGTGCTCGGCGAGAAACTTCAGGCCGGCCGCCGCATGGAACTTGAGGACGACATCCTTGAAGTCGGTGTCGATGTCACCGTAGCGATCCTTGCGGTCGAAGACCTGCCACTTGGGCGCGTTTGGATCGGCCGACCGGGCGAAGTAGATGTTGTCCAGTTGGACGCGACTTTCCAATTCGGCCGCCAGCGCGTAGGCCAACGCGGAAGGCACTCGCTTGATGCGGATGTCTTCACGCGCCATGAGGGATTGGTACGGCCCCCGGCGGGAATGGAGCATCAAATCCAATGCGCAGGCCGGCTTGACGCACGGCCCATCTTGCCCCTTTGGTTCCAGCAGGGCGATCTCGTTGATGTGCTCCTGCGGAATCCAGTCGGGATTCGCCAAGCGGAAGACCGTGTAGGTCTTGGCAACATGGAACCAATCGAACGCGATATTGAAGCCCACGACCGTGTGCTCGGTCAACCACTCGATCAGGCGCAGCGTCTCGCGGATCGAACGCCGCCAGACTTCGTGAAGCCGGATCGGGCCGTCTTCCTCGGCGTACTGCAACAGCACCATCATGCTGTGCAGCCCGCAGGTTTCGGTATCGAAATAGACCTTGCTCATGCGTCATACTGTCCGATGGCTTGGAGTTAAGTTGCTTGGTCACGGGGACTCCCGGCACCGTCGCATGACTCCCTGCCAGCCACGGCAGAGATACCATTACGGGTCAGGCTTTACCCACCCTCGTCGCCAGCCATGCGGTCAGAGGTTCAGCGCCTTTGGCGCATGCCAGGAGTCCCCGGGCCGTCAAAACACGGCGTAGTGCCACTTTGCGCCTTCGACCTCGGCGGACACGACCGGGGCCGACGTGTAGTAGCCGTTGCGGAAGCGGATCAGCATGACAAGACCCTTGCCGATCCACCCTTCCACGTCGCAATCCGGCGGACAACGACCGCTGACAAACTGCCCCACGGTGGGGACGTGGAGCGGCGGGTCGCTGGAGGTGATTTCCAGCAAACCGGCGTGCGGCAATACGACCTTCATCTCGTAGACGTGCTTCGCCGTTTCGACGAAGACGTAGCTGCCAACCTTGAGCCGACGCACGTCGATGCCGGGATCGGCTCGTAGTTTCTCCACCAGAGTCGTCATTTCACCTCTCCCACAGCGTCCTGAATATCGCGCTCGATCTCGGCAGTGGTGATGTAGCCGGCACACCAAGCGCCCACGCGCGGTGCCAGTCCCGTGATGCCGCGGTCGAGCATCTTGGACACCAGCCGATTGATCTCTTGTTTGGACTTGCGATCGCCGAACTTGCGGCGGTACTTAGCACCGACGTGCTGCCGGTAGGCGGTCGGGCCGTGCTCGCGTTTGGCGGCCACGATCCTGCGTGCAGCAAGAATTTGTTCGGCCGGCGTCTTCAAGTCGGCCACCATCTCGACATTGCACATTGCCAGTAAGCCACTGGCGGCAAGTTCCTGCACCTCTTCAGGAAGGGTCAACAGTCGCAGCCGAGCATGGACCCAACGAGTGGGTCGCTTGATTTCCGCGGCAGCCGCCCGCAAGCTGATCCCCTCCGGGAACAATCTGCCCAGCGCCCGCGCCTCCTGCAAAACGTTTAGGTCTTTGCGCTCCAGGTTCTCCACGAAGTTGAGCATCCGGGCCTCGCGGTCGCTCAGCCCGGGGCGGATCATCGACGGTATGCAGGGCCACTTCAGGAAGGTTTGGACGGCCTTAAAGCGGCGGTGGCCGGCCAAGAGCCGGTAGTCGAAGCCCGCAGGCTTTTCACCGCCCACGTCAGCCAATGGTTGGACCACCACGGGGAAGTCCAGCCCCTTCAGTTCCACGCCCCCGCCGCGCAGCCGGATGTTCGCCGCCAGGTCCATGACCGATTCCAGCGTGAATTGACCCCGGCAGTTGAAGTCGGCGTCATACCAGATGCGGTCCAGCGGCAGCGGGTAGGTGTCATACTGTTCCAAGCGTTGCATAGTGCGGAATCGCCCTGTCGCCCAGCCACTCCCAGACCGAAGCCTGGCCGTTGTCGCTGATAACGACGTAGGTGTCGTGCTGCCGGGCCCAGGAGCCGCTGTTGAAGTGGTAGTCGCCGAGGCAGCCGGGCTCATGGGTGTGGCCGTAAACCACTACGTCGCACTGTTTCTCTCGGCGGTACTTCTCGACGCCCGCGACCATCTCGGTCTGCCGGCCGTGCTGGAAGGTCAGTGTCCGCCAGAGCGTCAAGGCCCGCTCCAGCGTGCCGACAAACTCGTCGGCGACGGCGTGGCCGTGGTGAACGGGCCCTTTGTTGCGGTCGTCCAGCAGGCCGCTGATGATGGCCGTGATTTCACCGATTCCCGGGTTCAGGTCGCAGCAGTAGGGGTCGGCCTCATGCCCGTGGAGGAAGGCGAACCGCCGACCGCCGATTTCCTCTTCAAACGGTCGGCAAGATCGTTGGAAGAGAGGATGGGCAAGCATCAGCTTCGAGCCGATCAGGGGAGCCAGCGCGTTGTCATGGTTTCCCACGACCCACGTCGCACCCATCCCTGCGAGTCGATCGAGCAGGGGCAGGTACGTCGTGATGGCCGCCCCCGGGTTTACCAGCCAGAAATCCAACAGGTCGCCCAGGATCAACAGCCGGCCATGTACCTGTTCCACCATGTCCAGGAACTTGTTGAACCGTGCTTCCCGGCCGCTGTAGGCGAAGTTGTCGCGGGGCCCGCGGTCGGCGGCGTGCAGGTCGCTGATGCAGAAGGTCGGCATTAGAATGCCTCCTTATTGTCCCAGTCCTCGGGTTGCGGCGTGCCGAAAGGCGGTTCGATGGCCCGCAGTTCAGCGAGCACCTCGTCGAGCGTTTGGTATTCGCCACGGTCGATGGCCGCCCGGCACTGGCGAGCCAGTTCGGCGTTGTACAGCACTACCACGTCGTCCACGCTGTAGCAGCGGCCGAGCCACTGCCGCCAGACGCAGAAATGAAGCTGCCGGTCGCCATCCCAATACCAGGTCCGATGGATCAAGGGGACAAGCTGCAACAAGTAATAGAGGCAGGTGGCGAGAATCTTCATGGTTCTTCATCTCCGATGCAGAAATGGTTCACGAGCAGGTCCATGACTTGGTACAGCGTCATGCCGTGGGCGTAGATCAGCGTGTCGCGGTAACCCAGCAGCAATTCGTAACGGACGACTTCGCCGGTTTGCATCCGGGCGTCGATGTAGTGGCGGTCGGTGTTGACGAGGCGCTCTTGCGCATCGCATGGACCTCCAACGAAGATCACGCGCATACTCGTTCACCAGTGTGGGTAGTAGGGCGGCGGGTAATAAGGCGGTTGTCCCCACGCCTCGAACAGGTGCATGTAGTCGGAACCGTTTTGCAAATACTGATGGCGATAGCCGCCTTGGTACAACGCCTCGCCACGGGCGTAGGAGGGGGCTGGAAGGCTGTACTGGTACACCCGTTCGCCGTTGCGGTGCGTGTAGTAGCTGGGTAGAAATACCCACTCGGCCTGCGCTTGCGCACCGCACAGAATCAGGATCAACCAAAGGACAGTCTTCATTGCAAAGGTCCAATCTCCCGGCCGCCGTCGATCAGGTAACGCCGCGGGCCGTTCTTCTCGTTCTCGTGACGCAGCTTGATGTTCATTCGCCAGGTGATGCCATGCTTGGCGTTGACGCCGTGAATCCATTGGGCCGGCTCGCGGTAGCCGGAAAGCGAGTTGTAGGCAAAGGCATCGGTGCCGACCCACGATCCGTTGACCAGCAGTTCGCCATCCACGTCGGACAAGGTGCTGGCGGCGTGATGGTGCCCCACGACAAAGTACCGGCAGCGTTGCGCCCCGGCAGCGGCCCCCAAGGCGATCAAGCCCTTTTGCCGGCGAACCATGCCGTACCAGGGAATGCCCAGGTTGCCACGCACATCGTCGCCATGTGACACGTTGAAGCCGACGCCGTTAATGTTGACGTTGGCTGACCAGGCATCGGGGATCGTGAAGTTGACGTTGCCCAACTCGCGGCAGTGCAGCCGGGCCACCTCCGCCACCAGGTAATCCCAGTTGTCGTTCGCGCCGAGGTAATCCTTCTTCGGCGTTCGCCGGCCGTGGTTGCCCGCCAGATACAGGACGTGGACCTGCTCGAAGTGGGCGGCCAGGTCGCGGTACATCAGGGCATGAAGCTGGCCAATGGCGAGGCAGTTCCGAAACTGATTGCGATAATAGGACCGCTCGCAGGCTTTGTGGATTTCGCCGCTGGTGTAGTCGCCGTAGGCCAAGACCCACAGAACTGGGAAGGAGAATCGTGGAGCCAGCGTGTCGTGGCACCACTCAATAACACTGTCCACGTAGCGTTCGGCCCGAGCACAACTGATTGGGAAGTTGTAGTCCTCCAAACCGCCGACTTCCGCGGGCCGCACGACCTGATCGTGGTGGCCGTCGCTCAGGTGCATAACAATGTGCTCGGTAATCTCTGCTTTGCGGCGGAAGTCCAAGGCGGCCGGCAGTGCCGCAAAGGGCGTGACGCGCTGGTCCATCTCCGCCGTGACGGCCTTGAACAGGCCGGCGATCTTCGCCCCGGCCTTGACCTTGGCACGCTCGCGGTTGCGCTCTTCCGTGAGGTGGACGACTTCCGCTTCCAACTCCAAGACCCGCTTATCGGTCGGGTCGTAGCCCGGGATCTCCTTGTGCTGGCCGCCGGCCCGCTTGGGCGTCGGCGGTTCGCCGCCCGGCCAGGGCACATTCTTATGCACGCGGCCCGTGGCGATGTCCGAGACGAGGGAACGGCTGACGCAAAACTTCCCGGCAATTTCGGGCTGCTTGATTCCCTCGGTAATCGCCGCCTTGATCCCCGTAACATCTTGATCGGTCACTCGTCTCATGGTGTTTCCTTGTTGTTAGCTGCGCCTCAAGGTGTCGAAGAGGCCGGGTGGCGACTGCTGCCGCCACCCGGCTCAAGTGCAGGCCGCCTCAACGCCCAGCGAAGAACCGCGTCACCCAGCCGAGAGCCGCGTCGAAATTCAGCGACGGCTTGAAGGCAGCAGGGGTGGGCTCGCCCCGGAGGGAGCCGCTCGGCGATCCGCCGTCTTCCACAGGCATGGCCTCGATTTCCGCCAGCGTGGGCAGCTTGGCCTTGGGGTCAATCGCCCATTCGATCTTGGCGGCCTTGGCGAAGGCGTGGATGCGCCGCACGGGAACGATGAAGTTGAAGCCTTGCAGCTTCATCACGCCCTGGGTCAACATGCCCACGTATTGGCCGTTGGCCTTGAGGAACATGCCGCCGCCAGAGGAGCCGGGGAATGCCACGGCCGTCACCTGGTCGAAGACCTTGACGTTGGCACCCTTCATTTCCAGGGTCCGCCCGACCTGGCTCAGCACGCCCTCGGTGTAGCTGTTGGCACCGAACTGACCGAGCAGGCTACCGCAGTGGCTCAATTCGACGCCGATGGCCGGAATGTAGTTCATGCCCATCTTGAACTTGGCCGACACCGCCAGCGGGTAGGCGTTCATGCGGCGGATCATCAGCAGGGCCAGGTCTTCGCCATAATCGGGGCCCGAGAACTTGATGATCTTGGCGTCCAGCTTGGTCTCGCCGACGCGCCGGCCGTTTTGCTGAAACTCCTGGACGATCTGTGCATCCCGGAACTCGACGAGGGAGCGGGTGCCCCCGTCCGCGGTGATGATTTGGCGGACCACGCGGAGGTTGTCAACGACGTGGCCCGCAGTCCAGATGAAGGAAACCGTATCGTCGCCGATCTGGCGGGTCACGATGGTGCCGGAGCCTTGGGCGTCGCCGGCCTTGATGGTGACGCTGATCTGCTGCAAATCGTCGGGCACGCCGGCGCGAGCGGACAGGGCGAAGGAAAAAGTGAGCACAACAGCCAGAACGAGATACTTCATGGTTGCAACTCCAAGTAAGGTGACAACAATTTGAATCACAGGCCGGCGGGGACGAGCCGTTAAGCGTCCAGAACCTCCACTTCGACCATGCTCTCGAATTCCGGTTGGAACCGCCGCAAGAGCGCGGTAATCAGCTCATCACGCAAGGCTTCAACATGGGCTCCAACCGGTGACCAATACGCTTTGAACTCAGCCTCAAACGCGAGCAGCACGTCGGCGTCGTCTGAGTCCTCGAAACTCAGCCGAGAGAGAACCGCATCGTGCCAGCGACCGTGAGGGATGCTTTTTCGGATTTGCGCAGGGGTTGGGCGAAGGCCCCAGTTGCCAGCGGATAACCGGATATGGCAGACAAAGCGATAAGCAACTAAGTCGCTCACGATACGGCCTCCACAACTTCGAGGGTTCCTTCTCCGCCTTCGCTTTCCCACTGTACGCCGGCCATCAACTCGCCCATCGTCATTAGCTCCAGCTTTCGGTTCTCGCGGATCACGTCCAAAACCCGCTCGTCGCTGGGAAGATGGATCAGATCGACGATCAGGCAGCCCTTGTTCAGGTCCATGCCGATGCGGTGGATGCGATCTTCCGATTGGATGCGGTACTCAGGCTTCCAGGAGTTGGACCAGTAGACCGCGGTGCGGGCTTCCACCAGCGTCAGGCTCATGCCGCCCGACTCGGGGTTCGCCGCGAAAACAATCCGCGGATGGTCGAGGTTGGCCCAGTAGTCCAACGGCTCTTCCGTAACTTCTTCCCCGTCATGCGTGAGAACCTGAAACGCGCCTTGATCGCACCGCACGACGTTCCACTTCTCCTTGCGACACAGGTTGACTACGCGGTCCACTGAGCCGGTGAAGCCGGCGAACACGACCAGGCGGCCGGTCTCCTCGTTCTCATCCAAGAGCATCCTTAGCGCCGCGTCCTTGGGACAAGGAACCTCGCGTGTCGTGCGAACCATCTTCGGTACTTCGCGTGCGCCGCCGCAGACCGGACACGGCACCGTCTGCTCCACCAGCCGGGCCACGACCTCTTCGGGCAGCAATTGCACGCCGGGATAACGTTTCTCCGGCTCCTGCGGGTCGATCCACTCCCGCACGGTGCCATCGGTACAGTGCGTGCAACGGGTCATGCCTTCTTGTATTTCGCGGTACTGGAAGCCGTCGCTCAGTTCGCGCAAGAGGGTCATGCCGGTGATCGCGTTGGGAGCGGCCTGGACAATGGCCTCCGCGGTCCGCAGCAGGCTCGCGGTCGGCTTGCAAATAACTTTGCGGTATCGCTTGTCCGGTAGGTCCAGGCAGTCCTTTTTGTGCTTGATGGTCACCAGGCCCTTGAGCCGCTTGTTGAGGTAGGCCACCTCGTTGACGCTGGGCACGAACTCGTGATAGTCTTCGGGGTTCGTGATGCCGTCCAGTTCGTGCGGCCCGTCGCCCTGCGTTTCGCCGCACTCGGCGCACTTTTGCTCGTTGTCCTTCCAGCCGATGCGCTTCTTGAACGCGCCCTCGTCCATTTGCCTGAGCACCATGAAGGCCATCCGCTCTTCCATCGCCTTCTGGCTGCCCTCACGCAGGAAGCCGGGCCAGGCGATCTCACACTGGCTCCACCAGTCCACCGGCGACTTGGGCGACGGCGTGCCCGACATTTCGATCACGAAGCCATGCTCCAGGCCGTACTTCTCACGGATCATGTCCGCAAGATGCTGGCAGGCGTGCGAGCGTTGCGAGCCCGCATTCTTGCACCGGCTCGACTCGTCACAAATGAGCCCGGCGGGGATTGGTTGCCCCGGTTTCCAATGGTCCACCCAGGTCTTGAGCCCCTCATAGGTGAAGGCGACCACGACCTTCTCACCGGCCACCGGCTCCGCGCCGTCCTGTGCCAGGCGAAATTGATAGCTGGATTCCCACTTACGGAACTCGCGCTTAATGTTGGGCAGACTGGTCTTTGGCCCGATCCAGAACCACCAGTCCACGCCTGATCGCTCAAGGACCTCTTGCGCGGAGAGGGTCTTGCCCGTGCCCATTTCCGCCGCGAAAATGTGGTAGTGATACGTCAGACCGGCGTCGGTCAAGTCCTTCTGATGATCCTTCAGCGGGCGGGTATACTTATGGCGCACCAGCGGCCGGTCGAACCAGGCATACGCCTTCTCTCCCATCAGAAAGGACAACTGGAAGCGGTTGCGCTGGCAGTCCTCCACGGACCACATCTTCTGCGGATTGGGATCGTCGTAGCCGTGCCAGCGCGAGCCCCGCATGGCTTTGATCTCGTCCTTGAGCGAATAAGGCGATTTGACGAAGAAGATGCGACCGTCCTTGTATTCCAGGGTTGCCGAGACCAAAATCGGCGTCCCGGAGGAAGTCTTTGTGCGGAGCTTCGTCTGAACGACTGACATCAAGGGGCTCCCTTTTCAATCGTGTCTGCGACGTTATGCAACACGGCCGCCTCGAAGACTCCCAGCTCGGCGGCCTTGACGTTGTGCGGCACGGCAGCCAGCCAACTAGCCGCCACCAAGATGTCTGCTGCCCGCCACCGTAAGGCCGTCGCCAGCCTCTTTCGCTCGTTTACACGTATCGCTTGCTCGGTCATTTCAGTTGCACGCCGGTGAAATGGCCGTATATCTGGACATCAACAAATCGAGGGCGAATCAGAGAGAATCCAGACGGGAAGCGGCGATTTCGCAAAAATGTTCATCCAACTCGATCCCCATCGCCGGGCGTCCAAGCAGTTTGGCGGCCAACAGCGTCGAGCCGCTGCCGGCGAATGGGTCCAAGACCAGCCCGCCCGCGGGCGTGGACAAAAGAGTCAGAAGGTATTGCATCAGCTTCAGGGGCTTGACCGTGGCATGGTCGTTCCTCGGCCCCTGGGCCTGGCTGCGTTCTTTCTTGGTGGCCTTGGCGACGTAGAAGAACCGGCTTGCGCCACCCGTTTGCTCATCGAGCGTGGCCGCTGCCTCTTCGTCCAAGAGCAGATTCGCCGGCCAACGCCCGGACGCCGAGCCGCCTACAGGCGACCGGTTGGCGATTTTCCAGCCAGCATCCGTGACCGAATCGGAGCGGGCGCGGATCGTGCTATCCGAGCCGATCCTGCCGCCGTGAATGTTCAGCCCGGCCACGCTCCACCGCTCGGCGTTGTGGGCCAGCGTGCCATCCAGCGGCTTCATGGCGAGGATGATGGGCTCCCACGCCGGCTTGAGCGCATTGGCCCAACCGGTCCATTGCTTCGCCAACTCCGTGGCCGGGGCTGTGATGGCGCACTCCGCGGCCGGGTTGTGCAGGTCGCCGTAGACTTCGTTCGTGCGGCCGTGGTCCGCCATCGAGTAGCCGGGCTGGCCCAGCTTCGTGCCGACGACCTCGCGCTTCACACCCTTCGCCTTGTCGATCAGCACGCCGATGTCCGGGGCCTTGGGAAAGCCCTGGCCGTAGAGCCACATCAGGCAGTCACGAATCTCCCACCCGGCGTCCTCGATCGCACAGGTGAGCCGGTGGTAGGTCCGCGTTCCGCCGAAGGCCAGCATCAATGCGCCGGGCTTACAGACCCGTTGAATGGCATCCCAATACGGGACGCCGGGAACACCGTGATCCCACTCGTGTCCCATAAAGGAGAGCCCATACGGCGGGTCCGTACACGCGAAATCAATCGACGAGGCAGTCAGCGTTGGCAGCACCTCGCGGTTGTCGCCGCAGTAGATCGTGATGTGGTCCTTCTCGTAGTAGGGCTTCATCGCGGCTTGTATTCCAAGAGCAGGGTGTGGTCAGGTGCCTCGCGGGCGCGGTAGTCGCTCCACACGTTCAGGCCCTCCCCGCAAAAGAGGCCATAGACCTTGTTGAAGCCGGCGCGGACCGAAGGCTCGGCTTCACGCACCGAGCCAGCCGCCACGGCGTCGCGCCACTGGGCCAGGGTTCCCGTCACTACGGCCGCCGTCACGCCGCGAACCGTGGTCTCCGCCGTGACGAAGGGCATCCCGGCACAGCGTTCCAGGATGTCGAGCAGGTCTCGCTCGTCGGCGACCAGCAGCACGCTGAACGAGACGTGCGACAAAAGGTTCGGCGCGAGGCTCGCTGGAGCCTTCTGGTCCCGAAGTGCAGCCAGGCAACTTAGGAACTTCTCCGGTTCCGACAGCTCGCGCGGGGCGGCATCAGCCGCACGCGCTGGGGAGTAACCCAGCACTTGCAGGCACGCGCCCAGGAAGGCGCGAAAGTTGACAGCCGGCGTGGTGACCAATAACACTTCAGGATTCATGGGAAGTTTGGGAAATGTCCGCATAAGTGGCGGGATTGCTCCCGCCGCTTACGCAGGCTGGTGATACCCGCCCTTGATGCACGTCACCTCGCGGGAGCGGTGCAGCGGGTGTGTTCTGCAAGAAACCCCGCCGGGGCCCCAGGCCGCAGTACCGGGGCAAGTCCGGCGGGGAGCAAATGACGCTTAGCGGGCGCGATCGTCGTCGGCGACCGTCGCGCGCTCGACTCCGTTGTCCTTGACGCTCAAGAAGGCCCCGATCTCTTTATTGACCCGATCCTGCTTCGGGAAACTCGTGAACGCCGTGCTGCACTTCGTCACCACCGGCACGTGCCACGAGTAGGTGCCTTTCTCCACCAGCCGGCTCTTCAGCGTCAGCGGCAGAGGGCCGTGCGGTTGCAAATTGCTCACGTCGTTGCCGGTGGCGGCCTTGGCGTCGATGTCCGCCTGCGTCAGCGGCAGGAAGGAGTAGACCTTCTTGGCTTCGCTGCGGCTGGACTTGTTGCCGCAGAAGAACTCCAGGAACAGGCCGCGGGATCGCTCGAAGACGAGGAACGACGGGCCGTACATGCAGTGGCTTTCCTTTTCCAGCGACTTCGCCGCGATCCGCTTGAACTCGTCGCTGTCGGGATCGTAGTTGGCGATGATCGCCTCGTTGTCGGTCATGTCGAGGGCCTTCGGGCGGCGGGCCAGCGGAACGATGTCGATGGTGTCGCCCAGATCGTCCACTTCCTCGCCTGTGGGAATGCCGTAGTTGCCTGGGCCAACCAGCCGCTTGTTGACCGCCTTGCCCTTGGTAAAGAGCGTCAGGCGGCCAAGATAGTCGGCACTCTTGGCAAGCTCAGCGAACTGATCGTCGCTGCCGATCTGGGTGGAGGGGAGTTGGTCAAGGTTGACGGGGACCAGGCTGGTGCGGTCGGACATTGGTAGTGCCTCAATATGAGTGATTGGAAATGGGCAAATCGAGAGACTTAGCGCTGCTGGTCGGGCGGCTCCTTTCGTTGGCGTTTGATTAAGGCTTGGCGTTGAACTTCGACGCTCTCCCGGTCCAGATGCAGCACCCACGCGAGCGCCGCCCGCCAAGCATCGGTGAGGGTCTTGCAGCCGGCGGCGGTCACGACCAAGGCGGACCGGCTCGGTTTCTCCAATTCCTCCCGCACTTCTTTCACTGGCCGCATGTATGCCTGGGGCTTGAAGTCGTCCGTGAAAACAGCGTCCAGCTTGCCTTGCCGCTCGGCCTCTTGGTACCGCTTGAGAAAGGCTTGTACTGTGGCCCGGAACTCGGCGACGGGCCTCGTCCGGGCCGCGTCGAAGAATTGTGCCTGAAACCTGTGCGCGACGCGGGCCAACTCGTAGGCACACCCCAACGGCATCTCGCCGCGCTCCACGGCGACTTGAAAGGTCTTGTTGAGGCGCAGCAGCCCTAACGTCTGGGCCACCCACGTCGGGCTCTTGTGCAAAACGCGGCTGCTAATCTCCGCCAAGGTGGCCTGGGGCCGGGCCTCCATGATCCGCATGATTTGCCGGGCGTACTCCATTGGCGTCGTCTCCGGCCGCAGGGCGTTGGCCTGAATCTGGATCGAAAGCAGATCGTCGTCCGTCAAATCCTTCACAAGGCACGGCACAGGCGATCGGCCCACTTCGCGGCAACAGGTTGCGCGATACAGCCCGTCCGCGACCTCGTACTGACCCGGAAAACGGACGGAACGCCGCACCAGGATGGGATTGAGAACGCCCTGATCCGCAATCGAGTCACGCAGTTCCAGATACGCTGTTGACCCGCGGTCCACCAGGCGGAGCACTACGGGCGGGTCGATCAGCGTGTCGGCCGCCAGCCACTTCAGTTCGTCTTGCATACCTTAACCAAAGACCGGCGCGGCCCCGCTTTTCTAAGCGACTTGGAAAATTGTCACGAAAGAATTTGAGGACCATTAGAAAATCAGGGTCGCGCCGGTCTTTGGTTAAGGTATGCAAGCAATTGCGACGCATGCGCCAGAGGCGTGTAAACGCACTAAGAGGAAACGATGCCAACAGTATCCGATGCCCTCCATAAGTTCCTTCAGGCTCGCAAGTCGCCGGCCAACGCAGACCTGATCGACTGCTGGTCGATTGCAATGGAGACGCAAGTCAACGTCGCGGTCGGCGACGGGGAACCTGTCGAAGGCAAACGGTCCACGTTCAGCAACGGGACCGACACTTGGCACTCCATCCGCATCCCCAAGGATGCCAACTCGGAGCCCAATTGGAAGGATTACGAGCTACGGTACTCCCTCACTGAGCACGCCGAAGGGATCGGCGTGACGGGCTGGGATTGGCAGAACCGGCGGTCGTTGTCGGTGGCTTACGACTTCGACGCCTTGACCAGCCATGCCACGGGCGTCGGGATCAGCAAAGAGGCCCTGGAGCACGTCAAGGAGGCAGCCTGCGCCCTGCCCTATGTGGAGGTGCGGCGAAGCACGGGCGGCAGCGGGCTGCACCTCCGCACCTACCTGGACAGCATCCCCTGTGAAAATCACACGGTCCATGCCGCCCTGGCCCGCGCGATCCTGGGCATGATGTCCAGCGAATGCAACTTCGACTTCGCCTCGCAGATCGACTGCTGCGGCGGGGTGATGTGGATTTGGCACCGGAAAATGACCGCCGAGAACCACGG